AGAAAGAAAATCCAGACGGAAGGGGATGGGCAGCAGGAGCCGGATATGGTGCAAAGATTATTACAATCTTAAATACAATGATTGGAATTAAGAACGAGACAACAGAACCAGAGGAAGTCTGGTATCGTGTGCGTAAGACATGGACAGATGCTGCCACACAGAAGGGTGCATTCCACAGTTTGGAAAATGCCAAGAGGTGTGCGGATGAAAATGAGGGATATTCCGTATTTGATGAATCTGGTAAAGTGATTTATTCCAATGATACATTTACACCGTATCTTGTGAGAGTATCCATCGAAGATTTGAACATCCGCAGGGGGCCGGGAACAGACTACGATAAAACAGGTAAGTACACGGGAAAAGGTGCTTTCACTATTGTGGAAGAAGCAGAAGGTAAAGGTGCGAGCCTTTGGGGGCTTCTGAAATCTTATCAGAAAAATCGTGACGGATGGATTTCGCTGGATTATACCGAGAGGGTTTAGAGTGATTTATATACTACCAAAAACGAAAGGAGTACTTATTTATATGGTGATTGCAGGAATGATAAATAGAGTAGCTTTTTACTGCAGAGTCAACCATCGTGACAGAGGCTATGAAAAATATCTGGACGATGTAATGAGGCAGTTGGAAGAAGAATATGGAAAACAGAAATGGGGTTTGCAGATATTCTTTGAGGAAGCTTCAGGAGTCGACCCGAACAGAAAAGAATTTAATCGTCTGAAAGCGGAAATCGCAGCAAAGAAGATAGATGTGGTGGTTGCCATGAGGGCTGCTACGATTGCCCGTAACTGGGGACAGTTTATAGAGTTCATGCTGATTTGCAGTAAGAGAAATGTGGAAGTGGTGTGCATTGACAAGGTAGAGGATGCACAGGCCATTTTCCAAAGGATTCAGGAGTTTAAGAAAAGGTTTTTTGAAGGAAGTGATGTAACGTGCGAGTAAAAGTGATTAACAAACGACCAGCTTCGGTCTTACAAAAGAAAAGGGTTTGTGCTTATGCCAGAGTTTCCACAGACAGCAGAAGACAGGAGGACTCTCTTGAAAACCAGATGGAAACTTATGAGAGACTGATTACCGGAAATCCGGAATATGAATTTATCGGAGTATTTGCTGATCAGGGCATATCTGGTTATTGTGAGAACCGCCCACAGTTCCAGAGAATGATGGAAAAGGCAAGGGCAGGAGAGATTGACTTAATTATTACAAAATCCATATCGAGGTTTGCTAGAAATACCGTCACCGTTCTAAAGTTCGCAAGGGAACTGAAGGAACTAGGTGTCGGTATTTTTTTTGAAGAACAGAACATTAACACTCTATCAGGGGACGGTGAGATGATGCTTGCCGTCCTCGCTTCTTTTGCACAGGAAGAAAGCAGAAGCATGAGTGAAAACAATAAATGGTCCATTCGGAAGAAGTTTGAGAGAGGGGAAGTGATGATTACCACATCCCGCTTCCTCGGTTATGACAAAAACGAATATGGAGATTTGATTGTGAACCGAAAGGAAGCGGAAATTGTCAGTTTGACTTTTGACCTTTATTTGCTGAATGTCGGCTCGTCAAGGATTGGGGAGCTGCTTGATTACCTGGGCGTGAAAACGGTGACGGGAACCACATGGGAAAGCGGGACCATCAATGGGATGCTTTGCAATGAAAAGTACAAAGGGGATTTTCATCTGCAGAAGTATTACACCCCTGAAAACAAAAGAAATCATACGAGGAAAAACAACGGGGAAGTGCAGAGTTATTACATTTCGGAAAATCACGAACCAATTGTATCGCCGGAGGTATGGGAAAAGGTGCAGGAAGTCAGGGAACAGAGAAAACGTGACAGGAATATCGGACAGGACAGCACAATGAAGTTCCAAAACCGCTATCCCTTAAGCGGAATGCTGATTTGCCCTTACTGCGGAAAAACGCTCCGGCGCAGAC